GCTTATTCACACCGCCAACATATAGCCACATTTATAATCTAAAGACTGTTCAGATGTCTAATGACAAAGGAACATGGTTTGGATGGGATGTATCTAAAGTTGGTCCGGTTACAGATAAAGGTATTTACGAAATTGCTAAAAACTTTGCTGAGAAAAACAGTAAGGGTTTAGTAAAAGTTAAACACGGATCTGACGAACCAAAAGACTCAACACCTTACTAAACGAATCCTAGGTAGTGGGCGTCTAAGCGAGAGTGGATACGCCCACTTTTTAATATGATAGAAAAATTTAGAGATATATTTAAAGGTTTAGAAGAAAGATTTGGTTACCACGTACTTGATCAAAGTAATGGTAATGGTAAAAAATCTGGTACTTCATTTACATCTTCTTATGCACATACAGAAGAGATGTGGAAGGCACACTTAGAAGGAGTTAAGTTTAGTGTCAAAACAAAAACAAAAACTATAGAAGCAGACAGTTTAGGTCTTTGCCCTATTACAAGTGAAAGTAAATGTACTTGGGGTGCTATAGATCTAGATGAATATAAACCAGATGTAAAAGAGTTATATAAGAAAATAAAAAGTTTAAATGTTCCATTTATTCCATTTAAATCTAAAAGTGGTGGTATCCATGTTTACATCTTCTTAACAGAAGAAGTACCTGCATTGTTATTAAGAGAAAAATTACATTCAATAAAAAATATATTTGGAGATTGTAAACCAGATAAAATATTTCCTGTACAAAAATATCTGAATCTTGAAAAAGGATCAGCGGGAAGTTGGATAAATTTACCTTACCATAATGTAAAGAAAACGGTTCGGTATATGATAAAGGAGGATGGCAGTCCTGCCACGATTGAAGAGTTCTTTGAACACTATGAAAGAAATACAGTCACTCCCAAACAACTCAAAACATTAAAATCAAACATCGACGAAGGAGACTCTGGAGATTGGTTCCAAAATGGTCCTCCTTGTATGCAAGCACTTGCAAAATTTGGTGTACCTAAAAGTCAAAGAAACGAAGTTCTTTTAGACATGACCAGGTATGTAAAACAAAGATACCCTGAAGAATGGAAAGACAAAACATTAGACTACAATAAAAAATTTTTTGAACCTGTTGGAAAAGGAATGAATTTTAACGAAGTTAGTGGTGTTATTGGTTCAAGAGAAAAGAAAGATTACAAATATAGATGTGACCAAGATTGGTTAAAAAGTTATTGTAATAAAGAAGAGTGTGTAAAAAGAAAATTTGGTATAAGTGGGGCACTTAATAATGAATTAATTCTAGGACCACTATCATATGTAACCTCTAATCCAAAGATATGGTATTTAGGTTTTAATGGTGAAGAAGTAAGATTGTTTTCAAAAGAATTAGTTAAACAAGATTTAGCAAGAGAAGCTGCTACAGAACAAACAAGTAAAACCCCTCCTAAAACAAAAAACTGGGACGTGCAAATAAGAGGTTTGCAAGAAAAAGCAACAGAAATAGATGCACCAGAGGAAAGTGTTCCTATGTTTAGATTAAAGTCAAATTTAGAAACTTTTTGTTTTAACACCAGGGTTACTAAAGACAGGAAAAAAATTCTTTTAGGAAGACCTTTTGAAGATGATACCACCATTAGATTTACGTTTAATGATTTTTTTAAATATTTAAAATCAGATGAATGGAGCATAAATGCAGATATTACCCATCAAATGCTTAAAAAAGTAACAGGGGTAACGCGAGAAAAATTTCACGTTAAAGAAGATGTTAAAAGATGGGTGTACGTCGTTGACAAAGAAAAATTTGACCCAGAACCAGAAACAGAGCAAGAAGTTTCAGATTATTCTAATAAGGAAGAAAGTGCATTTTAATGTTAGATAAATTTTATAGAAAAAGATACAAAATATTAGGCGGTCCAGGGTGTGGTAAGACCACGAGAATATTAGAAATTTTGTCACAATATATTAAAGGAGGTCTACAAGTAGAACAAGCTTTATTAATTGGTTTTGCTAGAGCAACTGTGCAAACTTTACAAAAAAGAGCTGTGGAGGAAGGTTTATTAACAGTAAAACAAGCTGAATCAATTACAACTATTCACAAGTTTTGTTATGAGAAAATTGGTAGACCCGACGTATTAAATTCAAGTGCTAAAACATCTTTCAGGAAAAAATTACAAACTGATCCTGATAACTGGGTTATGTTGGATGACGAAAAATATAGTACAGAGGATAAAGAACCTGCGAAATGGGCCGAAAACGAAGATAAAAAATTAGCTACTTATTATGACATAATTAGTAAAGCTCAACATAATCATGGTTACGACAAGAAAGGATCTCATTTAAGATTTAGAGAAAATAGGCAATACAAGGGAAAAGATGATTTAGAAAAAATATTAAATTTTTTTGGAGAAAGTGAAAACGATAAATGGAAAAATGTTCTTACACCGCAATTAGTTTATTTTTATAGTAATATACATAAATTTAAAAGTCAAAATGGTTTTGTTGATTTTGATGATATGTTATTAAAAGCTTTACAACCAACTATAGAATTTCCTTCCTATAAACTTGTATTAGTTGATGAAGTGCAAGATCTTTCTTTTTTAGAATGGCAGGTTATTTCCAAAATAGGTAGAAAGACTGAAGAGTTATATTTAGTAGGAGACGATGACCAGGCAATATATGGTTGGAAGGGTTCTGACGTAGAAATTTTTCAAAAATGGCCTTGTAAAAAAGAAAATATTGAACGCCTTAAAACATCCCACAGATTACCAGGAAAAATATATGATTTTGCTTTAAACATTAGGGAAGAAATAAAATATAGGATGGGTAATGAATTTAGCTGTGAAAAAAGAACGAACATAAAAATTAAAAACGAAGGATCAATTGATTATATTTATGATATGTCAGAAATGGATAAAGAAATTGATGTTAATTCAGATGTTATATTCTGTGCTAGAATAAATAGATTTTGTCGGAATTATGCCTATTTTTTAAAAGACAAAGGTTTAATTTTTAAAGAAAAAGCTAATACTCCAGATGACAGGGGTAGACTAAAAAGCTCTTTTCCAGATGGATGTAGGGAAGTAGTAGAATTATGGAATACTTTACAAGAAGGCCATCCGATTAAAGGGACAGGTTATATTAAAATGGTTAAATCTTTAGATGCAAAAAAGTTTATTTCTGAGAGGAAAAAAACAGCTTTAATAAATAAAGATACTGCGCCACCAGAGTTATACGATACTAATAATTTATTTTCTTATGAAGATTTGAAAACAAAATATTATTTGAATGCAGACATAAATAAATCATGGCATGAAATTTTTTATTTTGATACGTCAAGAGTTAGAGGTCCTAAAAAACCAAACGCTTTATTTAGAGATAAAGAAGATTTTAATGATTATTTAAAAAGGTGTTGGGAAAAAAATAAAAATTTAGAAACTAAAATCATAGTATCTAGCATTCATGGAGTAAAAGGAATGGAAGCTGACAAGGTAGTTCTAGGGGTTGAATGGGGATATTCTTTAAATAGCTATCTAAGTGGAAATCAAAAAAGGGAGGATGAGGAGAATAGGGTTGCTTACGTGGGAGTTACTAGATGTAAAAATAAATTATATCTTTTTGAAATTCCTGGTGATTATAGAAGCCCTTTTCCGCCATTAAAAAATTATGTCAGAGGATGAATTTTATAAATTTATAATGAGAATGGAAAGAGAGCTTTATGGAGAAGAAGATGAGTGATGTTTATAAAAAACAAATTGGAGGATCACATTATAGCTCGATGAAAATCCAGCCGAGTGAATTTATCAATAAAAATAATTTGCCTTTCGCCGAAGGAAACGCTATAAAATATTTATGCAGGCACAAGCAGAAAGGACAAAAGCAAGATTTGGAGAAAGCAATTCATTATTGTCAAATGGCAATTGATCGTGATTATCCAGAAAAACCAACTAAACCAAACTCATGGGGAATAATTAAATGATACAAAAACCAATGTTTACACCACAAGTGGAATGGTTTCCACCAGAAGAATTTCCAGATCTATCTAAGTATGATGAAATTTCGATAGACCTAGAAACAAAAGATCCAGACTTAAAAACAAAAGGCTCGTCCTCAATGAGAGGACAAGGGGGCGTAGTAGGAATTGCTATAGCTGTTAAAGATTGGGCAGCTTACTATCCAATAGCTCATGAATCAGGACCAAACCTGGAAAGAAAAAAGGTTCTTGGTTGGTTTCAAGATGTTCTTAAAACAAAAGCAGATAAAATTTTTCACAATGCAATTTACGATATGTGTTGGATTCATAGGCTAGGGCTCACGGTCCACGGAACAATTGTTGATACGATGATTATGACTTCTTTAGTTAATGAAAATAGATTTAGATATGACTTAAATTCCGTTTCATATGACTATACAGGGATGACTAAAAATGAAACTGCCTTACAAGAAGCAGCAAAAGAATGGGGTGTAGACCCAAAAGCTGAAATGTATAAACTACCTGCGATGTACGTAGGCGATTATGCTGAAAAAGATGCTGAAATAACTTTGGCCCTGTGGCAAGAGCTTAAAAAAGAAATAGAATTTCAAGACCTACAATCGATTGTAGAATTAGAACAGGAAGTTTTCCCTTGTATTTTAGATATGAAAATAAAAGGTGTTAGAGTAAGTGAAAAACAGGTTGAGGGTTTAGAATACAAACTTAAAAAAACTTATGACTCTCATATTAAAAGAATACATAATGATACTGGTATTTATCCTGAAGTATGGGCCGCAAAAAGTATTGAAAATATTTGTAAAAAATTAAATATAGATGATTTTGACAGGACAGAAAAAACAAATAAACCATCTTTCACGAAGAGTTATTTAAAGAAACATAAAAATCCTGTGTTAAGAAGTTTAAACTCGGCTAGAGAACTTGATAAATTAGCTAATACTTTTTTAAAGTCTATTAAAAATTATGTTTATAAAGGTAGAATACACGCTGACATACATCAATTAAGAGGAGACTTTGGAGGCACTATTACAGGGAGGTTATCTTATTCTAACCCCAATCTACAACAACTTCCTAATTATACTAATATTGGCATGGGTATTAGGTCTATTTTTTTACCCGAGGAGGGACATAGATGGGGTTGTTTTGACTATTCTCAGCAAGAGCCTAGGTTGGTAGTGCATTATGCTTTAGCAACTTTAGGAACTACAGGGGTAGCTAGTATTGCAGAGGAATATAACAAAGAAGGCAGCGACACAGATTTCCATAAAATGGTAGCTGATATTACAGGTATGCCAAGAAGAGAAGCTAAAACAATTAATCTTGGTTTGTTTTATGGTATGGGTAAAGCAAAACTACAAGATCAATTAGGTGTAGCTGAACAAAGAGCAAAAGAACTTTTAGACACTTACCAAAAGAAAGTTCCTTTTGTAAAACAATTAATCTATCACACAATGGATCGAGCACAGCAGAGGGGCTGGATTAGAACTATTCTAGGTAGGAGATGTAGGTTTGACAAATGGGAGCCTAGAACTTTTGGGATGCATAAACCACAAACATTTGAAGAAGCATCTTTGGAACACGGATCAGGGAATATTAAAAGAGCTTTTACATATAAAGCTCTAAATAAATTAATTCAAGGCTCTGCGGCTGATATGACCAAACAAGCAATGGTTAATTTACGAGAAGCTGGCATTACTCCAATGGTCCAATTACATGATGAGTTAAATGTATCTTATG